CGTGTGAGCAGTCTTAATACCACTAGCAGTAGAAAAATCACCGCTATTTATTTTTAAATCAACATAAACATTTCCATCAATATCTATTCCAGATGTGGTAGCAAAAGAGCTATCGCCGTTACTAACTAAGGAATTAATCACCAAGCCATCAATAATATTTGGATAATTCACTGCTTGTCCATAAAATAAAATATTTCTTGTTCCGCACCCAAATATGGTTAAGGTATCAATGATAACATCTAAAGTTAGGGCATTAGCTCCAACATATAAACCAGCTGCACCACATCTCCATATAGTCCAATCTCCAATATTTGCTGACTTTAATCCAGTGATTAAAAGTCCATATGATCCAGATGAATGTATTAAATTCCCACTCATAACTCCTGATTTATAGTTTCCAGAGATACTTAAGCCACTTTGCCCACCGACAAGAGTGTTGTTAGTAAAAGTTATAAAACAATTTCCGATATTTATAGGAGAACTAGTGTTATCGTCAGCTATAATAATGTTATGGTCAACAGTTAGTGAGACTAACGAGGTAGCAGCTGGAATTATAGTCAATAATGTACTAGCAGTTGATGTAAAAATAGTGTTGTATGAAAACTCAGTGCTACCACCACCAGCTACAAGACCACCCAAGTACACAACCGTAGACTCAGTATCATAAACAGAACAATATCTGAAACTTACTATACTCGTGGTAGCCACAATATTTAATCCATATTTACCTCCAGATGCAGTCCCAACATATTGAAATTCGGTCCAGTCAGCATCAACCGCACAGGTTGGGCCAACATACACATAAGTCATGGAAGTTGAGCTCGCAGATCTAATCTTGACGTTTCTTGTTAATAGAATAACCTCTGCTTGAGTGGGTGAAGTTCCTGAATGAGCTGCCACTAAACCACCCCCAGCTCCGGCAAAACCATCTACAGTCAGAGTGGTCGCCGTAGCATTTCCATTTAGTAAACCTTTTTCTGATTGAGTTGAAGTTTGAGTTGTTGAGGCTATTGCAATTACATCATTGTCAAGCCAGCCGGTATCAGTATCCACTCCTAATGAAGTGCTATTAACAGCCTCGTCAGTATTGAGTAAACATGAAACAATATTTTTACCACTAGATCTAGATAAACCCTGCGTAGTGATAGTTGAAAGGTTTTTACACAAAAGACCAAATTGACCATCAGATGCACAATCAAACTCAAGCACTGCTGTACTATCTCTGGGAATTGGAGATCCAGTAGTACCAATGTTTAAAGTAGCACCACTATAAGCTACTAAATCACCAGACAGTTTTAGATAGTAATTAGTTGCTGCTGATGAGCCGTAGCTTAATGTACCTCTCTGATTAATAGTTAAAGCTGCTATGCCAGTAGTACCTGGACCGTAATCAGTGGTGGCTGTTTCATTCATAGTTACTGTAAAACTATTGCCTGTACCAGCGCCAGTTAACTCACCCATAACATGCATAACATCACCAGCAGCCGGGGCTTGTTCGGTAGTAACTCTAAGCATTCTTGAAAAATTGTCTGTAGTAGCATCGCGAAAAAGATCTATTTGACTAACAGCTGAACTTTTGGCCTCAATTTTGTAAGCAGTAGCAGCTGCTAAACTAACTGGCGCTGAAAATTTAAAAAACACCCAGCCGCAGTTAGTATAAGTTGCGTCACCGGCAGGCAAGTCTGAAATATTGACCACAACTTCAGTACCAGAAACCTCACTGTTATCACTTGATAAAATTAAATGAATACTCATCGTACCACTAGGAGAGGCAGCTCTGGATCTAAGTTTAACCGCAATTCCATCAATAGTAATAGCTCCTGGGGTGAAAGCTGATGTCCTAGTTTGAGAATAAGTGTTTGTTAAAGTATCGCTACTAGTTTCAGCATCAAGAAAGGATGTTGAGTCAACTAAATACCAAGTAGTTGCATCCAACCAATTGCCGGTAGCTTTAGAAATGAGACGTGACATATTTATTTCACCAGTACCCAACAATTATTTGTATTTTTTTCATCAACCCACAATTGCAGTCTATGATCTGGATAGATCGCTTCAATGACAGTAAACCAGCCATTAATTTCACTACCAGCCACCTTCATATCAACAATATCCATATCTCGGGATATTTTTCTAAACATTAAATAATCAATTGGTTTTTCTAATAACTCAAACTCTGAAAATTTTGGATTCTTACCGCTACTGGGTAAGTTAAAATGCTGACCTAATTTTGTGTAAAGAGATAAAGAAGTAATTACCAGCTTTTTTTCTGCAATATATTTAAGTAGTTTCTGCCAAGGGGATGGTTGATCGGCAATTTCTTGAAACTTGCCTTTACCTTCATAAAAAGTTTCACCATTGGATAGGGAAACTTGCCATAAAACATTGTGAGTCAACATCTTGCCTCCTAAAATAATTTATAGTCTCGATGAGCCTATGTGTTTGGTTTTTATTCTTTAGATTCTTCTTCAGCTTTTGCTTGGACCACTACTTTTGCACCTTCGCTCATTTCAGCGTTAACCACTGGCCCGTCTAAATCTAAGGTGAAAGCTTCGGTAGCCACGATCACTTCTAATTTATCAGCCATTTTAAATGGTAAAGAAACTAAGTGATCAGGTGAAACAATTCCAGAGATACCAGCAATCACAACGCGAACTTTGCCAATTAACTTTGGATCAGCCCCACACTCTTCGATAATTTCTTTAGCGGTATAGATAGCGTTTCGTTTTAACATAAACTCCTTTATGAATAAGTTAGCTCATCCCTTAATTTGAAAGCTGTTTTTAAGCCTACAGAGTCAGGACTTGCACTGATTAAGAAAAAGAAATCGTGAGAAGTAGCGCTGCCGCTATCAGTAATAGCTAGGGCTGAACCGCTACCTTCGGCTAATGTCCAGGCTGCGTCACCTTGGTTAGCTGCGTAAAAAGTGATATCAGTGGGACCATTTGTGGTTACTGACCCGTCATAAGCATATAGTTTATGACCTGTCACAGTTACAGCTGAGCCATGAGCAAAGTTAATCTTTAAAGGACAATTGCCAGTAGTGATAGTGTTTAAAGCGACTGAACCGCCACCGATATCGACAGTTCCAGAAGTTAAATATTTGCTATTTTTTGGAGTGTTAGCGGATGACTTATCAGCTGCGCCTGCCGTCTCAACGTGAGTTGAACTATTAAAGGCACCGACTACGATGGCACTACCAAAAGTACCACCGGCAAATTGAATTAAGTCGGTTGCGTCAATTGTGGTTGGGGTTGTACCTTGTAGGGTCCATGTATAGGTTGCCATATTTGTTTTACTTTCTATTAACTATTTTTTTACTCTCTTATTTTTTGGTGCAGCTTCTACCATTTTGTTTCGGCTAGGTTTACTAACCATTTTTGGTTCGGCTACTGCCTCAGGATGTTCTAAAGCTTCGACTGAACTACCGAGGGCATAAAAGGCGTTAATACCAATGTCACATTCTTGACCTCTTTGAAAATCTTTACCCTCAAAACGTGTGCCTTCTAAAAATTTGACTCTCATATATTCCTTTCTGAGTTTATTTGTAACCTCACTTCTAGCGGGGATGACTCCCCGCTAGTGTTAGGTCGCAAACTAGGACGCTGCGGTCTTCAACCATGCAAAGGCTGAAGCTGGATTGGCTAACTGGATATCGATTTCACCAGAAACTTTCAGAGCAACCATGTTTTGTTCAAACAAGTTGATCAAAGTAGATCCGTTTGTATCGGTAATAGTGGCCTGTTCAGACATTTCTAGCGTGTAGGCTTGGTTATCACCGTGGATGATAGAACCAAAGTCAACTAAAGCTAAGAATTTCTTACCAGCTTGACTCACTTCGGTGGTTTTAGGCATTACTGGACTTAAGGAATAAGGAATATCCCACATAGTCGCAGGTGCGGTGTTACCAAAGCCCTGGAACAAGAAACCTTGTTTGTCAGCGCCTACGGCAGCTCGTTGTTTTCTAAATCCATTGAAAACAGAACGAGACAACACCCATCGCAAGCGATCTTCTGAGATATTGTCATCGACTTTATCTAGAACATCCAAAAGATCTTCTGGGACTGCATCCACATAATCAGTTTCACCTGATCCGAGAGTTACACCAGTAACATCAACGCTCTGGAAAACACCCTCAGTGGCGGCTAAGCCGAGCATAGCCCATTGATCTTCTAATTTAGCGATAGCCTCACCAATCAAGACGTTCAAAACATCAACCACCTGAATAGTGGCGTTTTGTAAGAGCTTGCGGCTGATTGGGATGATTACCCCAATAGTTTTGGCTCTCAACGCTAAACTACCAGTAGTAGGTTGACTTGACGTGATCTTGTTGCCTTCGGTTATCCGATAGGCTGAAACACTATCCATGGTAGGAACGTTTTCGTTCATACCTTGCATAGGCCATTTGCGAGCAAATTGTCTGGTTAAACCATATTTGCCAGCAACGCGCACAACTTCACTGGAAACGTAAGTTGGAACCAACTCACTACCAGATGTAGAAGTGCCGGCAGACAACGCTTTGGTGTCTTGACCGACTGATAACTTCCTTAAATAATCCGCTGCTGTCTCTTTCTGTTCTCGCAGTTCTGCGTCGGCTTTATCGCCGAAAACATCTTTGCGGGCGGGAAGCTCTTCTTTCATTTTAGCTAAAACAGCTTCGGTTACTTGAGGCACAACTGCTTCTTTCACACCTGCTGTAATATCATCAACGATTTGTTTCACTTCGTCGTTTTTCATATTGTTATTCACCCCCCTTCCGGGTTTTAATATAATTATTAATGTCTCTAAGCAATAATCCGACTCCCTTGTCCTGCTTTTTAAGCACTTCACGAATTTGTTCTAAAAATTTCAGTTTGTTTAATTGATCTTCACTAATTAACCATTCAGCTAATAGTTTTTTGCTCTCGTCATCTAAAGCTTTAACAGCTTCTTCGGTTAATAAATCCTTGAGAGTCACTTCTTTTTTATCTTCGATGTCCCCATCTTTGATGTCTTCTTTTTCACTGTCTTCATTTTTTTCTGAATCCGGGGCGATCTCTTTTTCCATTAAATCGTCGGTATTTAAGCCCTTACTTCTTAACATTGTCAAAGCTTCTGGATTGTCAGGAACCAACACGGCTGAATACTCTAGCAATTCCCATTCTCTGATAATGTAACCGTGATCTTCTTTTTGCTCGTAACGTTTAGGAATAAAACCAATTGACCAAGCGTTCATGAAACCACCCTTATACATGTCATAAAGCATATCGGCGGTTTTATTAACGCCTGCTGGTGTGAACTGTAATTTAGCAACAATTCCATCGCCTGTTTGTGTTAATTCCAAGGTCTTAGCGATCGCTGGTTCATGATAGTTATGGAAAGCTGCCACTACTGGATTCTTTAAATAGTTTTCGGCAATCATGCCCTCTGGCATAACTTCATCTTTGGAACGATCGGGGTTTTTAGTAGAAATTTTGACGGTCAAAACTCTATCTTCACCCTCAACCGCTTTTGTTTCGCTGGCGGTAAAAATCTTTTGAATTTTTTGGTTATCTTGGATTGTATGTTTCATAGATTCCTATTCAATTGTATTGACCTTGTTATGATTCTTTATATATTTTTACTTTTATTCCTGAACTACAGGCACAAGTGAGCATCTACAATTAGGATGAACTGGCGGTGCATCACCACCATTTTTAAAATGATCTTCTAAACCGATCGCCCCCTGATCCTCATTTTCGGCACATTCGGGATCAACTCGATCATCACCAGCCGTTAACCAACGTTTCATTTTTACTACGCCACTTTGGCGATAACCTTCCAGGCTACCTTGTGCATAAGAGGCAATAGTTTCGGTTCTAGCGATACGTTCTGCTCGATAATCAGCTTGTAAATCAAAGAACGATGAAATACTACCGGCCATATCATTGATGCTTAATCCCTGGTCGATGCCGTCGTATAAAATACCCCTGATTTCTTCTTTGAGTGTTTCAACCATCCAAGTAGCTTTTTTGAGGGCGTTTTTACTGATCCACTCCAAAGCTCTTGGGTGTTTAAGATCAAATGAAATATCAACATTGACTTGTTGAATCGCTTCGGTCCCCGCCATTAGTAACGCATCTTGATATAGACTTTCATTTGCATTTTTAAAATCTACTTGCCACTTGCTTTCAATCTCGCGGAAAATAACAGCTAGAATTTCTTTGTTTAAATCTTTGGTGAATGATTTATCACCCTTGAGTCGTTTAATAATCTCATTCTTTCGACTTAGTATGATGTGTTTATATACAGTCTTTTGTTCAATAATCTTATTTCTGAGATATCTTTGTCGTTTATTAACGCCTTTATGGCTAAACTCTTTTTTAACTGCTTTGTCTTGTTGACTGTCAGCCGACACTGCTGGCTCTGATGAATAAGTGATGGGGACCATGTTTAGTGGTATATACGGAACCTCGCCACCCTCGACCGGCTCCTTGCCTTCCATTTCTCGAACTTCATTGATGGTATAGTAACCATTCTTTAAACCAGCTTCTTTGACTTTTAGATCAAGTTCGACGTTATCCGGCACAGGATCAACAAAGGTAAAGCGCCAGTTGTCTTGATTTAAGCCTTTAAATAATGGCAAGTAAAACTCATTAAGTTTTTCGACAATTAATCTAACCATTGGGCGGATACGATATTTAGCAAAAATATATTCGCTAGCTTCTGCATTGGCACGGTTAACATCTTCAACAATTCCCAGGATAACTTTTGGTACTCTAAATAAAGCTAAGATCTCATCCCTACTAAACCGTCGAGATTCTAAGAAATCCATGTCTTTTTGAGACATACTGATAGGATTAAACTTTAAACCAGATTCAAGAATAGCTAGTTTGTGTGCATTATCTAAACCTTGGTATTTTGATTCCCACTGAGCCTTTAATCTAGCGTGTTGCTCTGGGGTTAAAGCTTTATCTGTTTCTAATGTTGCCGAGGGCATTGCTGAGTTATAGAAAAAGTTCTTATTCCAAGTAGCTGCAAACTCATCAGTATCAATAGCGACGGCCGCGGCTGCTACGGTCCCGATTCCTCGATATAAGCTTTGTGGATTAAATGTTTTATGGGGAATTACTTCATCAGTTTCAAGCCTTTTGATACCGTTATCAGTTAACAGTTCATAGTGAGTTATTAAACCAGTGCTGTCATTTTTAGCCGTTAGCTTACTCGGGTTGAGCGGCCAAATTTCTAGGGGTCTACTACCTGATTCATTTTTAATCACTAACCAGGGTGCGTTACCGTCTAACTCTAGGAGTGAAGCGGTGGAAAATAACAACTCATAACCAGATTGAAGAGGGTTAGCTTTTTGCAATGGTACTAGGGCTTCATGTTCTGGTACATCTTTCCAACCGTCTTTTGTTTTAGTCTGTAATTTAATTTGAGTGCTGGCAACGTTATCGCCAACGGCATTAATACAGGCATAAACCCAACCTTTATATGCGGTTAGCCTATTCTTTGAATAAATATCTGGGGCGTTTTGCCCGAATAACATGCTAAAAACTGAGTTGAGTGGGCCGGTTGTAGTAGACTTTTTTCTTAGAAAATTTAATATCGACATGACCAATTGTATAGATCGGTTGTCGATTTCTTATATAAAAATAGTTTAGGCTCTAAATGTAGCTCTAGGTCTATGCTGATAATAATTTTGTTTTGGCGGTGGTGTCCCACACTCATCAAATAAATCAAATAAGCAGTCTTGGGTACAATACCACTTTTTTCCAAATCTAACTGAAGAGTTAGGCCTAACTATTTTTCTACGTTTACACTTTGGGTTGTCACATTTTCTCATATTTAGCATCTAGTATTTGATGCACCTTTCTTTTCACCTTTGTTCTAGCATCAGCCAATTGCTTGACATGACACATTGCATTGCCAATCTGCCAACGCTCAACACATGCTTCGGGAATATCTGACATTCTAATCACCCAAGTATGCTTTAACATCTTTTTAGCAGTTTTATTTTTAGCAACGTTTAACACTTTTGCATCAATTACCTTGGCACCATGCAAAAAGTAATATGCTGCTTCGTATGTGTTATCAATTGCCTTAGTTAATTTATTCATATTTTTAAATCCAGGTTAGATTGAGCTCTAATTCTTTATGCACTTCAAAATACATACGCATCATCAAACAGTCTGCAAAGTCTGGCGACCTTCCTAAATGTTGTTTAATTTCATCTTTAGAGATAACCTTCATTTTTCCGTCTTTATCAACGTCCTTAGCTTTAATTTGCTCAAGTTCTTCAGTGATTAATTGCTGGTATAGTTCGTTATCATCGGTTTGAATGGCTATTTTGTGACCGGACACATAATCTGCTAACGTGTAATAACACTGTGAACGTAAGTTTAAATAATTAATTTTGTACTTATCTTCTTTTTCTCTTTCCTTTTGTTCTTCTGAAACTATGGGCGATGATCCACCTATAAAACCTTTGCATTGCCTGTGATCAACTACACCGCCGCCGATACCGTCCTCATCTACTAGCTCATGACTCCTTGGAACCTTGTTTTTCTTAGAATGGTGATCTAATAGCAACTCGGTTTTATCGGTCCCCATTTTTGTTTCTGTCCCTATATAAGAAACCTTCAAACCTTCCCAATCCATAACTACGGTTTTATCACTGCCGAATCTGGCCACATCACATACAATAAATTTGTCGTCACTATCATCAACTGTATTGGTAAACATGTCGCTAATATCATCAAATTTAAACAGTGCTAATGGGTCGTCTTCGTAATCCCAATTACCAAACCATAGCCGTTCACGTAATACTTTATCTTTCAAATTCTTTAGAACATTTAAATATGACTCTGGGTTAAATGGGTTATCCTTGGCCAATGCTCTAATAAATGCCAGATCGGACGTTAATAATCTCTTTTTCCAAGGGTTATAAAACTCAATTTTTAACCAGTTCTTTGTTGGGTTACAGGTCATCAGTAGTTTTGGCGTTAACCCAAATTCTTTAAGCTTGTAACGAATACGTGATAACAAAACATATC